CCTGAAGCTGTTGAGGAGCCTGAAGAACCTGCCGGAGAGGACGATTCTCCTAGTATCGGGGATCAAACGCCGGTAACGGAGGCGGCTGAAGAAGCGCAAGAACCCGTTGCTGAGGAGCCACGTAAGCACATGGTGCCTAAATCACGCCTCGATGAGGTGTTGGCCAAGCAGAAAGCGCTAGAAAAGCAGCTTGATGAGCTACGAGCGCAGAAGCAAGAGCCGGGCGAAGCGCCAGAAGCCTATGACTTTGACGCTAAAGAGGTCGAATACCAGAATTTGGTGCTCGATGGCGAAGCTCAGAAGGCCGCAGCCCTCAGAAAAGAGATTCGATCGGCAGAACGAGCGCAGTTGGAGTACGAATTTAGCTCGAAAATCGGCGAATCCGTGTCTCAAAGCCAACAAGCTACGGCTTTGCAGCAGGCCGCATCGGAACTAGAGGACAATTTCCCAGTTTTCAACAGAAATTCCGATCAATACAACGAAGACTACACTCAAGAAGTCATCGATCTGCGCGACGCGTTCATTGTGAAGGGCGAAAACCCCGTTGCAGCGTTGACAAAGGCCGCAAAATTCGTACTTCGAGAGTATGACTTGGTCGATATGGGCGAAAACGCCTCTTCTCCGTCACTTTCTGGCGAAACAGCGCCTCGCGTTGACGAAGTAGCCAAGAAACGCGCCCAAGTAAGCCGCAAATTGAAGGCCGCAGAGGCACAACCACCCGAAATGCCGGGTGAATCGTCCTCCGCACGCGGCGAAAAGCCCTTAGATATCGCTTCCATGACGGAAGACGAGTTCAACGCACTGCCGGAAGCGACGCTTAAACGACTACGCGGAGACATTATCTGATGCCAGCGAAAAAAGACCCGAAGTTAGCACGGGCAGGCGTAAGCGGTTACAACAAACCAAAGCGAACGCCTAGCCACCCAACTAAAAAGTTTGTGGTTGTCGCTAAACAGGGTAACCAAACGAAACTTATTCGTTTTGGTGACGCCAAAATGACTATCAAAAAGAGTCAGCCGGGGCGTCGCAAGTCGTTTAGAGCACGCCATAGGTGTGACTCAAGCCCGCCCAGCAAGTTAACCGCACGATATTGGTCGTGTAAGAAATGGTAAGGAGTAAGACATGGCAAAAGGTGTACCACATTACTTTAAAGACGGCACTCAGCACACGGGCGGTACCCACAAAATGCCTGATGGGACCGTTCATTCTGGAGCATCACATGGGGCTTCATCCAGAAAGCTCTTTCATTTAGACGAGCTGTCCAAGACAGCAAGGGAGAAAGCAATGCGTACTACAAAGCCAAAGAAGAAAGCACCACCGAAAAGACCTGCTGCTGGTTCAAACAGAAGATCAAAACCAAAGAAGGTGTACTGAAATGCATATGAAGTCATGTAGCGCTAAGCGCAGCAAAAAGAAAGCTCCAAAAAAGAAGTCCACTACTCGAAAAAAGAAGAGGTACTAACATGATTCCAGCACAAGTAAAGCAGGCGTTTAAGTCACGAACCGTGCAATACGGCGTTGCGATAGCGGTTCTTTCTGTCTTGCAGGGTTTCATTGGGTTTTTACCAGCAAATCCGGCGATACAGGCAATGATTGGGTGCGCAATGGCCAGCGGTATTGTGGTTTTGCGCTTTATGACCACGCAGCCAGTGAGTAGTAAGTAATGCCAGCTAAAAAGAAAAAAGCGAACGACGCGTGTGCGCGGAAGGTTAAGGCTCGTTACAAGGTCTGGCCTTCTGCGTACGCATCAGGTGCAGTTGCCAAGTGCCGCAAAGTAGGGGCTAAGAACTGGGGTAACAAAAGTGGCCGTAAGAAAAAGTAAGAAGGGCGCTGCCCTTAGAAAATGGTTCAAAGAGGACTGGATCGACGTAAAGACCGGTAAACCTTGCGGTCGTAAGTCTGCTAAGGGCAAGAGTAAACGCCCGTACCCCTCTTGTAGGCCAAAAGCTGTTGCTGCAAAGATGACTAAGGCAGAAAAGGCATCGTCTGCTCGTCGTAAAACTGGCCCAGCTAAAATTAAACACGCGGTTACAGCGTCAGGAAGGCGTAGGAAGAAGTAACTTACCAAATGCTTGCGTCTTAATATTAGCAGAGCTAATATATGAACTAATCTCGTCCGTCAGCACGATAGCTGATCGCCCCGTAGGCGTTAAAAACGAATCTCGCCTGCAGAGGCGTAAAAAAAGCCGAGGTCGCGCCTCGTAAATAAAGCGCTAGTTCGTCGCCTCACGATACGAGGAAACGGATTAGCCGCTCCTTTAAGTCGGCTAATAGGTGCAGCTCTGCTGCATGTAGTTGTTTGTCTACTTAATGGAGGCCCATCATGGCTTTAACTAACTTTGGTATGCTCACTGGTGACCAGTTACAGACTTGGTCCCGTGATTTCTGGCGTGTTGCTCGTAACATGTCATTCATTAACCAGTTCGCAGGATCTGGTCAAAACGCGCTTGTACAGCGCATCACAGAACTCACTAAGTCAGAGAAAGGAACCAAGGCAAATATTACCTTGCTTGCTGACATGACTGGTGACGGTATCACCGGAGACAACACTCTGGAAGGCAACGAAGAAGCACTCCGCGCCTTCGATATCACTATCGAATTGGACCAGCTCCGATTTGCTAACCGTATCGCAGGCCGAATGGCTGACCAGAAGACTGTTGTTAACTTCCGCGAGCAGTCTCGTGACGCACTTGCATATGCGATTGCTGATCGTATGGACCAGTTGGCGTTCTTGACTCTGTCTGGTGTTGCATACACTCACAAGACCAATGGTGGACTTCGTGCCACTTCGGCTACAGCAGGTCACGAACTCGTAGACCTTGAGTTTGCATCCGACGTTTCTGCACCAACCTCAGCACGTCACTTGCGTGTAGATGTGTCAGGCGGCACTTCTACTCTTGCAGCAGGCGACACTACTGCGACTACTGCAGACGACAAGATGGCTTACCGCGATATTGTCAACCTGAAAGCGTACGCCAAAGACCACTACATCCGTGGTATCCGAGGCGCGGGCAACGAGGAGATGTTCCACATGTTCGTCACTCCTCAGCAAATGGCCGATCTGAAGCTCGATTCAGATTTCTTGGCTAACGTCCGTAACGCTGGCGTACGTGGACCCGGTAACAGCCTGTTTGCAGGTTCTTCAAGTCTGATGGTAGACGGCGTGATGATTCACGAGTTCCGTCACGTATTCAGCACTGAAGGCGCTACTGCTGGTACTTCTGCAAACGCTGGAGCAGCTGGCTACAAGTGGGGCGCAAACGCTGACGTCGTCGGCGCACGTGCTCTGTTCTGCGGTGCTCAGGCACTTGCTATGGCTGACATCGGTCTCCCAGAGATCGTTGAAGATACTTTCGACTATGAGAACCAAGCTGGTATCTCAATCGGCAAGATCTTTGGTCTTCGCAAGCCTAAGTACAACAGCGACGTAAGCGGATCAGTCCAAGACTTTGGTGTTATCTGTCTTGACACTGCTCAGTAAGACCCTCCCAGCCCCTCCACGGAGGGGCTAACTTCTTTCAAGGAGATGAGATGAAGGTAATTAGCGAACAGGACATCCGTATCGCAACGCTCTCTGGCGCAGTTGTTTTATTCCACGCTGGTAAGCCTCGCGAGGTAGCGGACGAAATTGGTTTATTGGCCCTGCAAATGGGCGCAAAAGAGGTCAAGGGTAAAGCTGAAGTTGAGGTAGTAGCCGATGCCCCACCCGAGCCTGACGTAGATGAACTCGTTGGGATTATGCAAGACCTGATCAAGGACGGTGATCCCCAGAATTTTAAGGCCGATGGTACGCCAAAGGCAGCAGTCGTGAACAAAGCCGCTGGTCGAACTGTATCAACAGACGACCGTTTAGCAGCTTGGGAAGCGGCCCTAAACTCGTAAGAGGTACGTATGGCAGTCACAGTACAAAGTGTTATAGACCGCGTTCAAACGACGTTGCAAGACACCACAGGTGTACGCTGGCCAGTGGTTAGCGAGCTTGTATTGTGGGTGAACGACGCGCAGCGAGAGATCGCCTTGCTTAAACCCGATGCAAGCGCAAAAAACGAGACCGTTACATTAGTCACTGGTACTAAGCAGGCGATACCTAGTAGCGGTAACCGCCTCTTGCGCGCTGTACGGAATATGTCAGCTGCCTCTGGCGGCACAGGCAAGCGGTCTGTTCGATTGGTATCGAGAGAAGTTCTAGACGCGCAGACACCTGACTGGCATGACCCAACTGTCTCCGGCGATGCAGCTCACACAAACATCGTGAAGCACTACATCTATGACGAGCAGAACCCACGTAACTTTTATGTATACCCCGGTGTCGCTGGTAGCGCCTACCTAGAGATTATCTACTCAGCTAATCCCACTACGGTAGCGCAAAACGGCAACTTGGATATCCCGGATATCTACGCCAACGCAGTTATGAACTACGTGCTGTACATGGCGTATATGAAGGACGCCGAGTACGCCGGTAACGGTCAGCGTGCTGCAAATCACTATCAGCTGTTTACGGCATCCGTAACTGGTAAAGGTCAAGTCGACGCTCTAACAACACCTAACTTAGAAGCGGCACAGCCCACACCTATGACACCTATGGGGTAAAGCATGGCCATAGCCTATGAATCCTTGCTTCCAGAGATTCTCCCAATGGTACCGGGGTGCCCCGAT